CTTCTGTCGGATGGTACTGTCGTGTAGATCAACAAACTGGTGAACTTCTTGATCCTAAATGCCGTGAGAAAGATACGCTTAGTAAAGAGTTCTGGGAACCTATCTTTAAAGAGACTAACTTGAAAGAATATATTCGATCGCATTATACTATTGGATTGAAGTCAATGTTAGGTGAAGAAGCAGAATTATTTAATGATGTACAAGCGGAGTAAAACAGTGTATAATATAACACAAGACGATTACAAATTCATTGAGCGTCCTGAAGATACGATGTACACAATTGAACTATTAACATCATCTTATGCTGGAACTAAGTACCAATATTCTAAAGTTTCAGCTAAGGTGAACGAAGACGAAGAAGATGCTACTTTGTCTTTCATGTGGGCGTTAATAGAAGGAGATGAAGGACTCACTGAGTCTGCTGATTTCCAGAACTATATTGGAGATGTGCTAGCTCATATACTTCAGGATGCATTTGATACAGGCGAATATAAGATAGGAAATGATGATGACTCCAAACGTACCAACAACGATCCTGCGGAACCTTCTAACGAATGATGAATACACTCGTAAGACTATACCCTTTTTAAAGAAAGAGTATTTTGAAGGTGCACAAAGGTTTGTATTTGATGAAATCTTAAACTTTGTAGGTAAGTATAATAAACTACCTACTCCTGAAGCGTTGTCTATTGAGTTAGACAACGCTAACCTAAATGAGCAAACCCATATTCAAGCTCATGAAGTTGTAGAAACAATCAAGACTCCTGTTGCTGATGATATTGGATGGTTGCTCGAACACACTGAAAAGTGGTGTCAGGATAGAGCAATCTATCTTGCCATCATGAAGTCTATTGAAATCATTGATGGCCGTGATGATCAGAACTCTAAGAACTCATTGCCTGAAATATTGTCAGATGCTCTTTCAGTTTCTTTCGATACAAACATCGGCCATGACTATATCAAAAGTGCAGATGCACGATATGAGTTCTATCATACTACTGAAGAGAAACTACCGTTTGATCTTGAAAAGTTCAATAGCATTACTAAAGGTGGTTTACCTAGAAAGAGTTTAAACATTGCTCTTGCTGGTACTGGTGTAGGTAAGTCATTGTTCATGTGTCATTGCGCAGCTGGTGCGTTAACTGATGGTAAGAATGTTCTTTATCTAACTATGGAAATGTCAGAAGAAAGAATAGCAGAACGTATAGATGCTAATCTCTTTAATGTTGAAATCGATCAACTTGAAAATCTATCAAAGAAAATGTTCGATGATAAGATCAATAAGATTTCATCTAAGACTCTTGGCAATCTAATTATAAAGGAATATCCAACAGGTTCAGCACATGTCGGTCATTTCCGTTCATTGCTCAATGAGCTCAAACTTAAGAAAGAGTTTATGCCAGATATTATCTTTATTGATTACTTGAACATCTGTGCATCTTCACGCATTAAAGGATTAAGTGGTAGTGTTAATACGTATTCCCTCATCAAATCTGTTGCAGAAGAAATTCGCGGCCTTGCAGTTGAATACAACGTACCAATTATGTCAGCGACTCAGACAACTAGAACTGGATATGGATCGAGTGATGTTGGCCTCGAAGATACGTCAGAATCGTTCGGGCTTCCTGCAACTGCAGATCTTATGTTTGCCCTCATCTCAAACGAAGAGCTCGAAGGACTTAACCAAATCCTTGTCAAGCAACTTAAAAACAGGTACAACGATACATCAGTCAACAAACGATTTATCGTGGGAGTGGACAGAGCACGAATGAGGTTATATGATGTTGAAGACTCAGCACAAAACCTAGTTGATGCTGGCCAACAAGCTGTTGTACCAAATACTAATAAGCCTAAGATGGACGTGAACGGCTTTAACTTTAATAATTAAAGGAAAATCAAATGAAGGTTAAGTTAATAGGATATACACAAGGCAGTCAAGATTCAACACAAGAAGGCCTTGATAATGTTGAAGACATGATTGCGTTCTGTGCAAGAGTATCTAACCCTACTAATCAGATAAACACTGAGACTACTACTAAACTGCTTAAGTACTTGGCAACTCATAAACATTGGTCTCCATTTGAGATGGCTTCTGCTACTATGGAAATTGAAACTACTCGTGATATTGCACGTCAAATGCTTCGTCATAGGTCATTCGCCTTTCAAGAGTTTAGCCAACGATATGCAGATCCTAGTGCTATGGGATACCCGTTCGCTTTAAGAGAAGCTCGATTGCAAGACACTAGTAACCGTCAGAACTCAGTTGAAGTAGATGATGAGCTTTTAGAACAACGATGGATTCAACAACAGAAGACCGTAATTGATGCTGCATCGTCTGCATATAGATGGGCAATAGATAATGGTATTGCTAAGGAACAAGCGCGGTGTGTTATGCCTGAAGGTAATACAATATCGCGTCTCTATATGCAAGGTTCTATTCGTTCTTGGATTCACTTCGTTGAGCTGCGTTCCTCTAATGGAACTCAAAAAGAACATATGGAAGTAGCGCGGGCAATAGGCGAAGCTATTGTTAAGATCTTCCCAACGGCAAAGGAGTTCATATCTAATGACTAATTTAATATCTACCTTTTATACTGAAAACAGTAGAGGAAGAGTAGAAGTGCATTATGAAAGTCATGGTGTACTATCTCATAAGTTTTATTCGCAAGAAGATTTACTTATGTTCACAGATACCTTAACGACTAAGAGTGTGACAGAAGCAGAAGAGCTAGCTGAAGATTGGGTATTAGGAATAAAAGAAATTCCTTGTTAGTATAAATAGTATAAGCTTAGACTAAATTGATCTAATAAACATGAAAATAACTGTTTACATCTCCTTACTATAGTGATATAATAATACTATAAATTGATGAGGAAAACATAACTTGCCGTCATGAAACGTTAACTATATTGTAAAAAGGAGAATAATGGAATATTTAGAAGAAATACTTATTATGGCATTATTTGGAATCTCATTGTGGGTTACCACAAATAAGGCCTTTGATGAAGGTGTAGTTGAAGGATCAGAGCTAACCTTAGCTATTTTAGAAGATAAAAAAATTATCGTTATTGATTCTAAAGGTACGGTTAAAGGTGGCACTGGTCAATCACCAAGATAAACTTGAAGTAAGGAAATAAATTATGTTAATAGTAAATACTGATACTCAAGACTGGCCTGCAGGTTGCCAAACTTCTGCTATGGTAGAAAAGATCACGATGTTGTTTCACCAAGGTCATTCTTTTGATAGGATATGTGAGATTAGTCGTGCAGATATAGCTTTAGTTGAAAGGGTTACAAATAACTTACAGACTTTAAACGAAATCTCACATCATTGAACACCATACAGATTAAGGGTGGTACTAGGTCTCAGAAGAGGCTTGTACTAGACATAGTTAATTGGTATCTTAAGAAAATGTTACCACGTGTGCGAACACTTGATATAACTATACGTCTTACTCAGTGTCAAGAAGATTCAGATGCGATGGGTTATTGTTTAGAGTTAGAAGACAATAGAACATTTGACATTGAAATTGATAAGAACATGAGAATGTTTGACACCGTAACAACGTTATGTCATGAGCTTACGCACCTTAAGCAGTACTATCGTAAAGAAATGGTCCATAAGAACCATGGAAGAATACAGTGGAAAAAGACAATGTATGGTATATACACTAAGTATAGTGAACAGCCATGGGAAAGAGAAGCATTTAGAATGGAGAAGCAGCTAGCACTAGAATGTTTTACAGAGATACTATGAAAAGAAAGGCAATTAAAAATAAAGTTCTTCACGCTGTCCGGACACCGGTCTTCAAAAGCCGTGTCTATAAAGACAGAAAGAAAGAAATGTATAAGACAGGTAAATACTTGGAAGAATAGTATTGATACACCCTTTTAAAACTCGCTATACGCGGGTTTTCTTTTTTGTATAAATAGTCTTAATACTACACATATAGGCTATTTAATGATTACTTTTAAAGGATTTCTTGCCGAGAACATGGATAAAATTAGAGCTATCAAAGCAGCAGATTTAAATAAGTTTAATAAAGCTTTAGCTCCTTATGTCTACGCGTTGAAAGGCCGTCCTACTCAAAAAACAACAACAGTAGTTGTTAAATCTGCTGGCTCAGATCGTAAAAATGTTAAGGCAGAGATTGAAGCTAAGCTTAAGAAAGCAAGGCTTGATAGCATAGCTATTCCTGGTTCTAGCTCAGTAGGATCTACTGGCGCAACTGATATTATGTTTGGTGCGCATAAGATTCGTATTATATACAAACCCACATCTGGTGGTATGAACGAAACTACTCTTAATGCTACTATTACAGAACTTGCTCCAGCGCTTGCGTATATGAGCGGTAAAAAGAAGTTTCGTAATGCTTCTGAGTTTCAACAGTTCCTCATGACTGCAAAAGATAACGGTGTGTATGTAAACGATAAAGATGCTAAGGCAGGTAAAGCTTACGTTGAAATATTCCCTACATCGTCTAAGTATGCTGAAAAGATGGATAACGCCATGGCGGTATTAAACTATCTTTGGGAAGAGCACGCTAAGTCTTCTATTAAGCAAGTATACTGGGGATATAGAGCTAAACCAAAAGGAGTTATGCCAAGCCATAAAGGTGACCTGTTTATAGAATATACATCTGGTTCTATGTTAGGCGTATCTCTTAAAGCTGGTGGTGCAAAGACATCTGAGCCTCAGCTCAACACATATGTGAATAAAGTCTTTGATGACTTTGGCTATTCATCTAAGAAAGAAGTTCTTAAGAAAAAGGTTTATGACGAAATTCATTCTAAAATAGATCTTCCAATTAATTGGACGTCACGGTCTGAGAAGATTACATCTATCTCTAAGATAGAATCTCTTAAGGAAAAAGACCCAAATAGATATAATGCACTATACGACAATATGCTAGATGTAGTTCGCAACGGTCTTATTGATACGTTCAACACTTCTAAAGATGATACTATACAATATATTAAGAAGATGGTTATTAAGAAAGACGAGCAGGTTCCTCTCGTCGTGGTTAAAGCAATTGGAAAAAAGTTTAAGTTTGTAACCGACGAAGATGCTATAGAAACGTTTATACCTAAAGTTACTAAGATTAACGCATATAAGTCTACTTCATCTAAACAAGATTGGTTTGTAGATCTTATCGCTGGTCGAGAAACAATTACAATGAAAATGTCAGTAAGAACAAATAAAGTTCCACCTGATAATAAAATAGCTCAAGATTTTAACCTTGCTGTTAAGTTCAACGGAATCAAATAATGATTAATTTCAAATCACACCTTGTAACAGAGGCCACGTCAGGCAAGAATACCCACATGACTCATATTGAGGATCGTGTGATCTATGGTGGAGTATCTGGTGCGCGTGAAGCAATACAAGCATTAAGATCTATGCGTGACATGTTAGCAGGTAGTTCTAAAAGTACAACAGATGTAACGGTTAAATGGGATGGAGCTCCAGCGGTATTTGCTGGCATTGATCCTTCTGATGGTAAATTCTTTGTTGCGAAGAAAGGCATCTTTAATAAGAACCCTAAGGTATATAAGTCCCATGCAGATATTGATGAAGATACTTCTGGAGACTTAGCAACTAAACTTAAGGTCTCATATGATGAACTAAGTAAAATAGGTATCACCGGAGTTATACAAGGTGACTTAATGTTCACGTCAGATGATCTCAATACTGAGACTATTGACGGTGTTAAGTATTTTACTTTCCATCCTAACACTATTGTGTATGCAGTGCGTGCTGATTCTCCGGAAGCCAAAACTTTACGTAAAGCTAAAATGGGTATTGTTGTCCACACTTCTTACACCGGCAAAACGTTTGAAACTATGCGTGCCTCCTTTAATGTTAAAGCTTCTTCGTTTAAGAAGACGCCATCAGTGTGGTTGCAGGATGCTAACCTCAGAGATCTATCTGGAACTGCTACACTTACAAAAAAAGATACAGACGAAGTTACCCTGGCTCTTAGTAATGCTGGCAAGATCTTTAGTAAGATTAAAGGAACTGCACTCAATGATCTTTCTAAAAACGAAGAATTGTCAGGACTCATAGAAACATATAATAACTCGTTCACAAGACGAGGAGAATTAGTCACAAACACAACTAAGCATGTTGCAGGACTCATCAGATGGATCGAAGATCGGTTTGAAAGAGAAGCCGCGAAATTAAAGACACCTGTTGCTAAAGATCGCAAATTTGCTAAGAGAGATGACATACTTAAGTTCTTCTCTGTAGGTAACAAAGCTAACCTTAAAGCTATCTTTGATTTGCAGAATGCTATCGTAGTAGCGAAATTAGTTATTATAAATAAGCTTAATAAAGTAAATAGTATTGATACCTTTATTAAAACTAAATCAGGATTTAAAGTAACAGGCGTTGAAGGTTTTGTTGCTATCGATAAGTTAAAGGGTGGAGCAGTTAAATTGGTTGATCGCTTGGAGTTCAGCTATAACAATTTCTCCTCTGATGTTATTAAAGGCTGGGAAAAATAATCTCACTCCTAATGGGAAAAGAAAAATGCAAGAAAATACAGACAAGATTAAAGCTGAATATAAAGAGCTTAAAAAATCTAAGACAGCAGTTATTGATGAAGCTTATATTAGAGCAGTAGACTTTCAGAAGGCAGCCAAGGAAGTTGGCAAGCTTAAATCTGGTCTAGATCAAAATGCAATCAATCAAATATCTAAGCTACTAAATTCGATGTTTAAAAATTCATCTTTACAGATACGTGATAATGCTGTTCTAGCTATCAATAAGTTAAAGAGTAAAGTACAAAGAGACACACGTGTTTCCATCGATAAAATCCTTACCGCGAACAACTTGCTAAAGGGTGGAAATATTACAGTAGAATCCACGGATATGCAAGAAGCTTTGAACGTACAACAACGTATGAAGCTTAAGCAATCAATGCGCCGCAACAAAGCTAAGATTGCTATGGGTCGTAAGCGTGCTGCACGTAAGCTAGCCTCACCTGAAAAACTTCAAAAGCGTGCTGAAAAAGCTGCACGTACCGCAATGGTTAAGAAGATCTTAAAAGACAAAGATAAGTCTGATCTATCGTATGCCGCACGTAAAGGCATTGAAGATCGTTTGGCTAAGAAGAAAGGTCAGATCAAAACAATGGCCAAGAAGCTACTTAAGACCGTACGGCTTAAAGACAGAGCAAAACTTCAGAAGAAGCCTGGAGCATAATTCTATGTCATTTAAGTCTTTCGGTGAATATGTCACAGAAGCTACTAAAGAAATAACCGTTGCATGGGGCCGTTATAATGCCCCTACTATCGGCCATGAAAAATTATTTACTGCCGTACAAAAGGTAGCGCGTAATAGTGCGTACCGAATTTATTCCTCTCAGACACATCAGAATCAAAAAGATAAAGATGGCTATTATAAAGATCCGCTTGATTATAAGACAAAGGTAAAATATCTACGTAAGATGTTCCCGCGTCACGCTCGTGCGATGATCTATGACAAAAATATTAGAACCATGTTTGACTTAATGACAAAGCTTTATGATGAAGGCTTTAACAGAGTAAACTTGGTTGCAGGGTCTGATCGTGTTGCAGAATATGAATCAACTTTAAACAAGTACAATGGTGTTAAAGGCCGTCACGGTTTCTATAACTTTGAAGGCGGAGTAAACATTATTTCTGCTGGCGAAAGAGATCCTGATTCTGATGGTGCTTCTGGTATGTCTGCCTCTAAGTTGCGTGCATACGCATCAGCCAATGATCTTGCTGCTTTCTCTAAAGGTATTCCTAAAGGATTCAAAGACGGTCAAGCATTATTCAACGATGTTCGTAAAGGTATGGGACTTAAAGAATCTCACGATCACCGTCAACATCTTCAATTGCAAACAGTATCCGAAGAGCGTGAAGCATACATCCAAGGAGAGTTATTCGAAAAGGGTGATGCAGTAGCTATTAAAGAATCTGATGAAGTTGGTACTGTAGTAATGCTTGGTTCTAACTATGTCATCATTGAAATGACTGATGGTAAGAAACTACGTAAGTGGTTAGATGCTGTTGAAAAAGTAGAAGAAGCTTGTTGGGATTCACACAAACAAATCGGTATGAAAACCAAAAATGGTAAGCAAGTACCTAACTGTGTACCTAAAGAAGAATCTGATAAGAAGAAGAAAGGCTTCAAAGATTTTATTGAAGGTGACAAGAATTCATTGTGGGACAATATCCATAAGAAACGTAAACGCATTAAAAATGGATCTGGCGAGAAGATGAATAAGCCCGGTTCAAAAGATGCACCCACTGATCAAGATTTTAAGGACTCACAATAATGAAGATGACAGAAATACAAAAGATGTATCTCCGAGCTCGTGGGCGTTGGTCTAAGAATGCAGGTAAAGAAGAACAGAAGAAGAAAAATAAACAATTCGACGAGATTAGAAACGCTGAACGTGCAGGTGACTTTGGTACTGATAAGCTTACTAAGTCATATTGTGCTGATACCCCTGGCCAAACAAACGAAGCCAAGGGTGATATTAAAAAGGGTGATACTGTTCGTATTAAAAAGCAATACACAAACAGTTCAGCTGAAGCTAAAAGAGATTATATTGTAAAAGAGTTAAGAGGACCTAGAGTTCTTATTGCTCCAAAGGTATGGAATGGCGGTGGAGTTATTCCAACAGAATCCTTGAAAATCAATATGATTCAAAAGGCTGGAATGATTGAAGCATTTGAACCTCATATGATGTATGATCTTGATACTGGTAAAGCTTATAAAGCTGATAAAGAAGAAGATCATATTCGCATGAAGAAGTTAGGTTATTCTCATGAGAAACCTGATACAAATGAGGCACGAGGTGAAGACGCAAAGGGTCATAAGATTGCTACTGAGAAAGGTGCTGGTCTAACTCAAAAGGGTGTTGACGCTTATAATAAGAAGACAGGCGGTAACCTTAAGACCGCAGTAACAGGTAAAGTTAAAGCAGGAAGCAAGGATGCAGCTCGACGTAAATCGTTCTGTGCTCGTATGGGCGGAATGAAAGGCCCTATGAAAGATGAGAAAGGCAGACCAACCCGTAAGGCAATGGCATTAAAAAGGTGGAAATGTTAGATGGAGAAGAATGTTGAATGGGAAAAACGCCTAGATCGTATTGAGGAAAAGATGGATAAGATGAGCGAAGTCTTAGTATCTTTGGCACGCTTCGAAGAAAAGATGGACGCGTATAACGAATACAGAGAACGCTCATGGGAACGAATGAATAAGTTCTCAGAGAAGCTTGATGCAATTGAAAAGAAGTGCGATGATAATGCTCGTACTGTACATACTATAAATAAATTATTCTGGGTAGCAATAGTTGCTGCCGGGAGTGCAGTATCTGCTCATGTGTGGATGTAAATAAAAATCAGTGGCAGTAATGGCTTCTGCTCTAATTGAAAAACTAGTTATTTAGGAGAATACGGATGGATAATCCAATTGCAGAAGCATATGTAAAGATGCTTCAAGAACGAAAAGAAAAAGCAGCAAAAGATGCTAAGCTAGATGATGGCGATGGTATGGATCCTGTAGGTCAAGGTGATGCTGATATTGACAATGATGGCGATGTGGATTCATCTGATGAGTATCTACACAAACGTCGTAAGGCTATTAAGAAGTCTATTAAGAAAGAAGGTACAGAATCTTTAGATGAAGTACGTCAATTAAAAGACCCTAAGAAAGAAGTAATGATTGTTGATAAGAAAGGCAAGACAATGGTTATTGACAAGTCTAAGCAAGCTGCTTATCTTGCAAAAGGTTGGGGACTAGCTGAAGGTATTGAAATCGATGATGAAGAGGAATCTTCGGAAGTTGATGACCCTAAGGCAAAGAAGAAAGGCGAGAAGAAGACTGGTAGAACAGATCCTGCCGCAGCTAATGCACCATCACAAGATGATCGTGAAGCTGCAGCTGATGCCCCTGATCCTTCTCCAGATCCAGATGCAGAACCATCTGAGCCTAAAGAAAAGCCTGCACCAGCTCCAAAGAAAGCTCCACCTAAAGTAAAGAAAGAATCATTCGACTGGGATCAAATCTCAGAGATGACTGATGAAGAAGTAGATTCTTACATTGACACATTAGACGAATCACAGCTAAGTGATTTTGAATCAGAGATGAATGAAGCTGCTAACGCTGAAGGTGATGCTGAGCAACAAGATAAAGAGCAATTAGATTTCATTAGGAAGCATAGCGATAACGCACATATCGTTGATCGTCCTGATGCTGACAAACCTGCTGCAGCTGATGCAACTAAGGTTTCTAAGAAACGCCCTGGCGATAATGATAAAGGCGATAAGCAAGTTAAACGTTTAAAGGATGTACGAACATGAAAAAAGCCGGCTGGTTAAAAAACGGTATTGCAACGGAACATGGTATTGTAGATAGTAAAGGTACAATGCTTAAGCGTGGTAAGATGACAACTCATGCTATCCATGCATGGAATGGTATTAGTCCAGTAGTTGCCCCTGCCCCTGTCGTTGAAGAAGAAGAAGTTGATGTGGAAATTGAAGACCTCACAAAAGGCGAACTAGAAGAATTAGCTCGTACTTATGGTGTTGAGTTAGATAAGCGTGAATCAAAAGCATCACTTGTTGATTCTGTTAAAGCTTTGATAATGGGATAATCCATACAATATAAATAGTCCTATATCGTTAATTGTATAGGACTATTTAATGCAACTCTTTGATGAACTGAATAATGAGAATTTTCTGTTATATGCTTCTAAGCATTATGACAATAAACAATGTACGGAAGTAGAAGAGTTCTATGAGGACTTGAATCGCTTCAAATATTTAAAACGACTACTTCGAAGATACGAAAGTACCGGGGAATTACAAGAACGTTTGATATTGAACCATCTTATAGTACTCTTCAATGTGTTTAGTATAACTAATGCAAAGAAGATGGTATTCTTTAAAACAGATGTTGGATCGCTATCTACTTTAAAAACGTTTCTAGTATATTTGAACTATCTAAAAGAAGACGAATACGTTGAAATTCCTTTAGATACCCATATAATTAAAGTGTTAAGGAATCTATAATGGCATTAGTATCACGCGCAGCAGACCTCTATTACACGTACCGGTTTATCAAGGTATTAACTACACCTTGGAAAGAAACTGAGGCGTATGAATTAGGTTTGATAGATGAGAACGGCACTAGTATTAAGAAAGCTAAAACCTCAGATGAAAAAGACGCGTATACTATATTCTTTCGTTTGGCGTTTAACTTTAAAAGAATTCTAGAGAAACTACCATTTGGTAAGTCTCGCCTATCGTCATATGCTGCGGCATTATTCCTATTGCGCGAGCAAACAGGAATGACTGAAGAAGAGATAAAGGAAATCTTATCTAAGTTAGAAATAGATTTTACCCCAGATATTAAAGAGAATTTCTTCGTTCTTGACGAAGAATTACTTCCAGGCGTATATATACTACACCAAGATATTTTATCGCCTAAGACAGCAGAGCCAATTGCTAGAGCGGGTTCTAAGGTATCTGTAGCAGGTGGATGTCATGCTTCAGGTAGTATACTAGAAACTGCAATATATGAAGTCACTCACTTAGCAACTAAACAAACGGTCTTTGTGACCGCTGGAGACTTATACCGATGAACGAAGCAGAACAATGTAAAACCTCACTGAAGTCAATAAAGAAACGTATCAGTGAAGCTGCAAAAGTGATGGCTAAGAAAGGTGATTACGCATTTTCTAAATATCGAAATGGTGAAGTAGACGTTACATACAAAGGTAAGGTAATTGCTACTGGTGATTTTGATTCAGGTGCAGATGCTTGGTTCATGGATATTAAAGGTGTTAAAGGACAAAAGTCTTTTAATAGTCCTGGTGACGCTATCAAGTTCTTTATGAAGAGCAAGCTTACTGAAGTCGATGAAGATGCTCCTGTCAATGCAACGGGTGATGCTGTTGATATGACTCCGGGTAAAAGAATCCCTAAACCATTAAAGCGGTTTAAAGAACATTTAGAAGAAGCTTTAGGTGGAAGTGCTGTCAATCCTGAGTTCACAGCTCAACGTGCTGGCGAATGGGATAAACGTAAAGGTGCTAATGCACATTCCGATATTATGACAGATGATCTAGGTATATCTAAACGTGACATCGCATCAAAGCCATACACTGCGTACTATTGGGAAAATGCTAAGCGCATAGCAGCTGTTCCCACCTCGGACTTTCATTATAAAGCCTATTCTATAGATAAGAAGCACATTGAATATAAAGATAAAAGCTCTAGTCTTCCTTCTAAGGGTCCAAACGAGTTTGTTACAGTTATAATCTCAGCCAAGGTTCAAGTGCTTTGTGCAATTATTAAGACTAACGAAAGTGATTCTAGTTTTAGTCCTAGCGTCATGGTGTTTATTCCTGGACAAAAAAGATCTTTACCAATGAAATTCAAGCCTAATACCACTTCACAAGAAATCGTGAAGGCAATAGCTAAGAAGCATGGCGCAGCACTTACGGCGGCATACCGATGAAACGGTTTAAAGAACATTTAGAAGCTTTGCAAGAAGCTTTACCTAAAGGTGCTATCGCAGGATTTGATGGTGGTGATGACTACGGTGACATAGTGATATATAAAGACGGATCTGGTTTTTATGCTGATGGTGAAGAAAGTGATTTTAAAGTAAAGAATATGAAAGAACTCAAACAGAAACTAAAGTCTATTGGTATCAACCCAAGCAAGCCATACTTTGGCAAATTATAAGGAGCGGAAAATGAAAGATACATTTTTGTTATCAGGATTAAACCGGTGGAAAACATCGCAAAAAGCAAACTGCCGTTCGTATGCAGGCTTTTTAACACTAGAAGGATTATAATAGGAGCAAGCGTATGTTATCATTATTAGGAACTTTACTTGGCTTTGCTGGCTCTGCTGTTCCATCAATCTTAGGACACTTCAAAGAGAAACAAGTATCTAAAGATAATCTAGCTATTTTAGAAATGCAAGGCAAACTTGCACGTGACGGTGTAGAACTCAACCTTATGGAGTTTAGGGAAAAGGCAGCTGATGATGAGCATAAGCGCCTTATAGAACATGATATTGCAATTTCAAAAGATACGAGCTTCATGGGTCAAGTCCGTGCATCAGTTCGTCCACTTATTACATACCTATTCTTTGGCTTATTTGCTGCAGTTAAGATCTCAGCTCTTATGGTTGCCATGGATAATAGTGCTAACTTCGATGTTGCTATTAATCAGGTATGGGATGAAGAAACACAAGCAATCTTCGCTGCTATAATTTCATTCTGGTTTGGTTCGAGAGCACTCTCTAAAAAATAATGTAAATACATGTGTACATTCGTGCGCAACTAGTGTATAATAGACCTTATTAATGAGTTAAGCGGAGCTTCAATGAACAACAAAAATACTGTTACTAAACGTGACGGACGTCATGAGCACTTTGATCTAGAGAAGATCCACAAAGTGTTAGATTGGGCAACCAATGGTATCGCAGGTGTATCTATTTCTGAAATAGAATTGCGTGCTAATATACAATTATTCGATAGAATTCCTGCATACGATATACATGAACTATTGATTAAGTCAGCTGCTGAATTGATTTCAGAGTTGACACCTAATTATCAATACGTTGCTGCTAGATTAGTTAACTACAAAATACGTAAGGAAGTCTATGGTCAATTTGAACCATGGCCATTACTTAGGTTAGTTAAAGAGAACGTAAATCGTGGAGTGTATGACACTGCGATATTAGATAACTATACTGAAGAAGAAATTGAACTGCTTGGTTCTTATATCAAGCATGATCGCGATGATGAGTTTACTTATGTTGGCATGGAACAATTCCGTGGCAAATACTTAGTGCAAGATCGTCGTACAAAAACTGTGTATGAAAGCCCTCAAGTATTGTACATGCTTATTGCTGCAACACTATTTTCACAATATGCAACTGAAACTCGTATTAAGTGGGTTAAGGATTATTACGATGACATCTCTACGTTTGGCACATCTCTACCGACGCCTATTATGGCAGGTGTACGCACTTCTACGCGGCAGTTCTCGTCATGTGTTCTCATTGAGTCTGACGATACGTTGGAAAGCATTAACGCTACCGCAACGTCCGTTGTACGCTACATTTCTAAGAAAGCTGGCATCGGCATTAATGCTGGTAGAATCCGGGCTGTCGACAGCCGCGTCGGCGATGGTTCTATTGTACATACGGGCTTAATTCCGTTTCTTAAGTATTTCTCTTCTGCCGTCAAGTCATGTTCACAAGGTGGTGTTCGTGGTGGCGCAGCTACTGTATATCTTCCAATATGGCATCTTGAATTTGAAGACCTAGTAGTATTGAAGAACAATAAGGGTACTGAAGAGAATCGTGTACGTCAATTAGATTACGCGTTCCAGTTCAATAAGTTAATGTATGAGCGTCTATTAACCGGTGGTAACATTACATTGTTCTCACCCGCAGATGTTCCTGGCATGTATGATGCGTACTTCAATGATCAAGATAAGTTTCGTGAGCTCTATGAGAAAGCTGAACGTAGTACTAAGATTCGTAAGAAAGTCTTACCTGCTATGGAAGTATTCTCTCAGTTTGTAACCGAACGTAAGGACACTGGTCGAATCTATCTAATGAATGTGGATCATGCTAATGAGCACGGTTCTTTCTTACCAAAGAAGGCTACGATCTATCAGTCTAATCTATGCACTGAAATCAATCTACCTACTAAACCTTTGCGAAGTGCAGATGATAAAGAAGGTGAAATTAGTTTATGTACTCTTAGTGCTATTAACTGGGGCCAAATCAATGATCCAAAAGACTTTGAAAAGCCTTGCACTTTAGCAGTTCGTGCATTGGATGCATTGCTTGACTATCAAGAGTATCCTATTCCAGCTGCAGAAATATCTACAATGAATCGTAGACCATTAGGTGTAGGTATCATCAACTTAGCATACTTTCTTGCAAAGCGTGGGCTTACATACGGTTCTCCAGAATCTTTACTTGTGATTGATGAATATGCAGAAGCATGGTCATACTATTTGATTAAAGCATCCGTTGATATTGCAAAAGAAAAGGGTGCATGTTTAAAGTCTGATGAGACTAAGTACCATAGTGGAATCTTACCAATTGATACATATAAGCGTGATGTAGATGATTTAGTACCACATCAAGAACGTATGGATTGGGAAGGTTTACGCTGTGATCTTAAAACCTATGGTATTCGTAACTCTACTCTTATGGCTCTTATGCCCGCAGAAACATCTGCACAGATTAGTAATTCAACGAATGGTATTGAACCACCTCGTGCACTTGTATCATATAAGGCTTCAAAGGATGGAGTGATGGCACAAGTTGTTCCAGGTTATCATCACCTTAAGAACAAGTACGATTTATTATGGAACATGAAAACACCTGAAGGATATTTAAAGGTGTGTGCTGTGTTGCAAAAGTATATCGATCAAGGTATATCTGTTAACACTTCCTATAATCCTGAACACTTTGATGAAGGTAAGGTGCCAATGTCTCAGTTAATAAAAGACGTTGTAACCTTTTATAAGTATGGTGGTAAGCAACTATATTATAATAATACACACGATGGTGCCGGTGAAATGAGTACCGGAGATGATCAACCTGAATTAGATCAAGTTGATTACGATGAAGACGATTGCGATAGCTGTACAATATAGAAGGAACTCGAATGTCAGTATTTAAAAAACAAAGTAAGTCTCATATGGAATCCCTCATGTTCTTTGATGGAGGAGTAGATGTAGCACGATATGACCAAGTTAAGTATCCTGCTCTTGAGAAGATCACTGAAAAAATGTTAGGTTTCTATTGGAGACCTGAAGAAGTAGATGTATCTAAAGACCGTTCAGACTTTGCTAATCTTACTGACTTTGAGAAGCATATCTTTACATCTAACCTTAAGCGTCAAATCTTATTAGATTCAGTTCAAGGCCGTGGTCCAACAGAGACGTTTATGTCTGCAGCTTCTATACCTGAAATCGAACCTATGGTTATGGCATGGGCATTCTTTGAAACTATTCACTCACGCTCTTATACACATATCATTCGCAATGTGTATGCTAATCCATCAAAAGTATTTGATGAAATGTTAGAAATAGAAGAGATTGTGGATTGTGCAAAGGACATCTCATCTTACTATGATTCTTTTATTGAGTATCAGAAATGGTATGATTTATTAGGAGAAGGTGTGCATACTGTAAACGGTAAGGAAGTAGTGATTACTAAGTATGAACTAAAGAAACGTTTATGGATTGCATTAAACTCTATCAACATATTAGAAGGTGTTCGATTCTATGTTTCTTTTGCGTGCTCTTGGGCATTTGCAGAATTAAAGAAGATGGAAGGTAACGCCAAGATCATTAAGTTTATTGCTCGTGATGAGAATACTCACCTTGCGGCATCACAGACTATCATTAAGTCTCTTCCAAAAGAAGATCCAGAATTTGTTAGGATTCGTGAAGAATGCGCAGTACAGGTAACTGATATGTTTGTTGCTGCTGTAGAACAAGAGAAGCAATGGGCAGATTACTTATTTAAAGATGGTAGTATGATTGGTTTAAACTCTAAACTTTTATCTAACTATATTGAATGGATTGCAAGCAAGCGTATGAAAACTCTTGGTATCACATCTCCGTACTCTGTGCCTCAAGCTAATCCACTACCATGGACTGAGAAATGGATTGGAGGAGGTAACGTACAGGTTGCACCTCAAGAAACAGAAATTAGTTCATATGTTATAGGTGGAGTTAAACAAGATATGGACGAAAATACATTATCAGGAATGTCATTATGATTGTTATATACGGTAGAGATGATTGTGCTTTCTGTGATATGGCTATAAAACTAGCTACTGAAAAGGATATAGCACATAGGGTTAATAAGATTGGTACTGACGTATCAATGCATGAGTTTAAAGACATGTTCCCAGTTGCGCGTACAGTTCCACAGATTCATAAAGTTGGGCCTTCTGGAAATGAATATATAGGTGGATACACAGAGTTTAAAGCCTGGGTATCATCAATAGAAATGCTAGGAGAAATGTCATTATGACAGAATGTTATAGTTGTGGTTTAGAGTTTGAAGTTAAGTTTGAAGACAGTGATGCAGAACTTAATTTTTGTCCATCATGTGGGTCAGGCATAATCGACCCTGATAAAGAAGAAACACAATTAGAAATGAATCTTGGAGGAGATGAATAAATAAACTAAAGTACAAAAGGTTTATTTATGAAAAGTTGGAGTTATAAAGGTATACCCTTTACGTCAGACATGATCGGTGACTATGAAGGGTTTGTTTATATAGTCACTGATCTATCTAATAGTATGAAGTATATTGGTAAGAAGAATTTCCATTCAAGAGTTAAGCTAAAACCTTTAAAGGGTCAGAAGCGTAAACGCACCAAAATATCAGAATCAGATTGGCAGAAATACCATGGCAGTTCAGAAGAGGTAAAGGCAATCTTTGCTGAACATGGTTATGATAGATTTGAACGAGAGATTCTGCATTTATGTTTAGGCAAAGGTGATATGAATTACTTAGAGATGAAAGAGCAAGTTGTACGTGATGTATTATTAAAGCCTGATGAGTATTACAACGCATTTGTTGGTGGTAAAATACATCGAAATCATGTAAAAAACTTGTGTACAAACGCCGAAAAATAGTGTATAATGGTAGTATATAATGAATAAAGACAATGTAATACAGTTCCCATTTGGTGAAATTAGAAATCCTCTAGTTGATCCAGGTCCAGCCATTAATGATGTAGCCGATCAAGAAATGGACTTAGCTGCTAGTTGTCTGCAAGATGTTATGTTGACTCTGATTGAACACGGGTATGATGTACATGCCGATGAAGCGTTCTTTACAGATATGGGTTGCATATTGAATATGATATATGCAACCCTCATAAGACGAACTAACCCTGACTACCCATTTGTAGAAGTGTTAGACATCGTACATAAAATGATAATGGAATTAAAAGGTAATACTGAATAATGCTTATACTTGATTTTAACGGCATCGCAATGGGCAACATCATTGTAAACTCAAAACATGGTGAATTGAACGAAGATACTATTCGTCATATGATATTAAACTCTATACGTATGTACGTTAAGAAGCACAAAGCACAATATGGTCAAGTGGTCATTGCGTGTGATGGAGGTTCGTGGCGCAGAGATGTGTTCCCTCAATATAAATGGGCCCGCAGGAATAATCGTAAAGAATCTAAGTTAGACTTTGATATGGTATTCTCTGCACTGAATAAGGTGCGTGAAGAGATTGCGGTGAACATGCCTTACAAGGTAGTTTATATCCGTAA